TTAACCTTTACGCACAGCAGGCTCAGATGGATATGTTTGAGGACTACTTCTATTCGTACAACAACTGGATACAGAGGCAGAACGCCCGTCAATCAGGTACAGGATATGCGGATATAGAGAAGGGACTGGTTGAGGTAATAGATAGTTTTTCTACACAGGTTTTTTTAGCACAGGCTAACGCTAATACGTTCTCACTACCAAGTGACTACTACCTTGTTAATAAATTATTTTATTATTCCACACCTTTATTTACGGGGAGTATAACTGGTACTGCTACAGGTAATACTGTTACAGACTTTTCTAAGGTTGCTTTATGGACAAACATTCCAAACTCAAACCCAACACCACCAATAGGTAGTATTATAGTTAACACAACCACACTACAGGAGGCGTATATAACAAGAGTGGATGCACCTAACACAGGTACAATATCCCTTAGTTCCGCAATATTTTCTATAGGTGACGAGTATGTTATTTATTCAGATACAAAAATTAGGGAGGTAGAAAGAGTTAACCAAAGTAAAATATTTTTACTAACGAACTCAATGTTAACAGCACCTACAAAGACATACCCTGCGTATGTATTAGACGGTAACACTATCACAGTATACCCTACAACAATAATAAACGCAGGTGCAATAAGGTCACAGTATGTAAGATACCCCTTTTCTCCTAAGTGGACTTACGTAGACCTTGGGTTAGGAGAGCCTGTTTTTAATGCAACACAGCCTGACTTTCAAGATTTTGAGTTACCTAGCTCTGATGAGCCTACTCTTATTGCAAAGATATGTCAGTACGTTGGTATAGAGATTAGAGAAGCTGACGTATATAATTTCGGAAAGGCTGAAGAGAATAGTGACACACAAGAAACAAGTTAGATATGGCATATATTACAGACTATCAATACTACGAGAACGGACAGACCGTTCCAACAGACGCTAATTGGGGTTCGTACCAATACGTTACCTTAGAGGATATTGTAAATAACTTTATGTTAATGCATCAAGGTAACAATGAAATTATAAACAACATAAACAGATACCAAGTTTTATTTCATGCAAAGAGAGGGATACAGGAGTTGAACTACGATGCGATGAAGGAGGTGAAGATATTGGAGCTTCAGGTATGTGACCAGCTACGATTTGTTTTACCTCAAGACTATGTTAACTGGGTTAGGATATCTAAAGAACAGAACGGGATGCTGTTCCCGATGACTGAGAATATTCAGACAAACTGGAGTGGAGCTTACCTACAGGATAATGAGTGTCAAATACTTTTTGATATAGACGGTAACGTACTAAAGCCTGACAACTCTTTCTTTGACAGACAAAGACTAGACGGACAGCAGAAGAATATGTACCTAGGTTCAGGTCCATATAACGGTCAGCAGGGATATAATATAGATGGTAACTGGTGCTTTGATTATAGCATAGGTGCTAGGTTTGGTTTAAATACCGAGACCGCAAACGTTAACCCTACCTTCAGTATTAATAAGAAGGGTGGTGTAATTAACTTTACGTCAGGTATGTCAGGTAGTCTTGTGGTTTTAGAATATATCTCTGACGGATTAGAGTCGGGAGATGACTCTAGCGTAAGTGTTAATAAGTTATTCGAGGCATTTATATATGCTTACATAAAATACTCTATATTGAACGGTCGTTATGGTGTACAGGAGTACGTTATAAATAGGGCAAGAAAAGATAAGTCATCACTTCTTCGTAATGCAAAGCTAAGGTTAAGTAACATTCACCCTGGTAGACTACTACAAAACATGAGGGGACAGAATAAATTAATTAAATAGTATGGCAATAACAAGAACAACTTTTGTAAAAGGTAGGATGAACAAGAGTGTAGATGAACGCTTGGTACCACCAGGAGAATATATAGATGCATTAAATGTTAGATTAGGCTCTACTGAGACTACAGAGATAGGGGCCGTAGAAAACTCTAAAGGTAACTCTAGGTTAACAGAGCTACAATTTGGTGGAGAGTTTTTGAATACAGTAGGTTATGGAGAGGTTAGAACTATAGGATGTTTTGAGGATGGTATAAACGAAACTATATACTGGTTTGTACACCAAGAGGATAATCCAAACTCTGTGATTACAGGTATAGTAGATATGATTGTTTCTTTTAACACTAATAATAATACATTAGTATATCATGTTATTAGTACTCAGGTATTAAACTTTAGCTTTACTTATTTAATTACAGGGGTTTCAAAAATTGAAGACTTACTATTTTTTACAGATGATTTAAATCCTCCAAGAACAATAAATGTAACTAGAGATTATCCTTACCCTGTAGGAGGTTTAGATAATGTTTTAGAAGAAGAAGATATTAGTGTAATTGTTAAGCCTCCAGGGTTTGAAGATTACGATACAGTATCCCCACTAGGCACCCCATCTATAGAACCATTTATCCTACCAGATGAACAAAACTACATGAGTATAAGGTTCTTAAGTTTTGCCTATAGATACCGATATTTAGATGGACAGTATAGTGCCACATCTTTATTTTCTACACCTGTTTTTGACCCAGTTCAGTTTGACTTAAGTAACGCAAATTTATGGAACTCAGGTATGGAGAATGAGTTTAATGCATGTAGGGTTACGTTTTCTACAGGTAGTAAAAGAGTTACAGAGGTAGATTTACTATACAAGGAGAGTACATCTAATTCTATATTTGTAATAAACAGATATGTAAAAGAAAAAGAAGGGTGGTCAGACAATGACTTTCAAACTATTCAATTTTCTAACAGTGAAATATATACGGTAATAGGACAAGATGAGTTATTTAGACTTTATGACAACGTACCACGTATAGCTAAAGCACAAACTATACAGGGTAACAGACTAATGTACGGTAACTATGTAGATGGGTATGATGTGAAAGCTGTAAAGAATGGTTCAGACCTAAGGATAGATTATCAAACTAGTGGGTATAGTGTACCATTTAATGATGAGTTAGTATTTACCGCTGACAGTAGTAGTTTATCTGCAGGTAACTATACTATTGGTGGAGCATTTACAGAACAAGATTCAATAATAACATTTGATTTGGCAGACGTAGCTGTAGGTGGGGCTGTTATACCTCAAGGTACAACTATTGGGATAAGTTTACAAATGAACCAAACCACACCTACTGTATGTGTAAATACAGGGACAGCTTCTGAGTGTAGTAATGTAAGCTTTCAGAACAGCCCTTTTATAGTAACACTGACATTTACATGTCCTACAGCTTACCCTGATGTTAATAGTATACTTGTATCTGATGCCTTTAGAAATAGAATAGGAGGTAGTGTAGCGGATGGTTTTCCTGCCACTTCTGTTTTACAATCTTTATATCCATGCAACGAAAGCAATCAAGGTTCTACGCTTAGTGATAAATTCTATGCTTTAGCAGCTAGTCCTATGACAGGGACATCTTTATATTTAGTTAGTGGTGGTATAGATAATACAGCGTGTCCTGTTGCAGACCTAAACACTACGCCATTCCCTTTAATATGTGGTGATGTTATATTAATTACAAGTTCAACAACGGATAATATTACAGGATTTTTAACAGATAATACAGCAGATTTTATTGCAAGTAATATAGTGGTAGGTAATGTAATAACAGATTCAAGTTCAGGAAATCAATCAATCATAACAAGCGTAACAACAACCCAGTTAGGACTTACTGTAGGTTCTCCTGGAGAATCTCAGTTAGAGCTTTCAGGTGTTGATTATCAAATATCATCTGGAGGAGGTAACATAGCACTATGCCCAGCAGACGGATTTTTATACAATACAAACGCTACTAACCCTGCGCTTACGCCAACACAATTTACGCTACAAGTTCCTGCTACACAATGGTTCTTTGGGGATGGTGATAGTACTACAGATAATTTTTCGGAAGCATATAGATACTATAATTTTACAGCCGAGGGATGTATAGCTACTAAAAGTACAACTCCTAGTAGGTCTAGCCTTCACTCTAATAGAGACTACGAGGTTGGTATAGTTTATATGGATGAGTATGGTAGGGCATCTACAGTGCTTACTAGCTTAAATAGTACAATGTTTTTTAATGCAGGTACATCTACAAGTAAAAACCAGATAAAGATAAACTTAAGTAGTCTCCCTCCGTACTGGGCTAAAAAATATAAGTTTGTAGTAAAGCCTGGACAGGGAAATTATGATACTATATACTCTAAAAAATTCTATAGACAAGACGGTTTAGGTAGCGGTACTACAAGCCTACCTATTGCTACCACTAATGACCCTAGCTTAGTTTGGTTTAAGCTTGAGGGGCAGAACCAGAATATTTTAAAGGTTGGTGATGAGCTTATTGTAAAGAATGATTCAAATGGTGCAACTCAAACAGAAATAAAAACTGTAATACTTCATATACAAGCTTTTTCAGGAGGGGGTATATCTCAATTACAAAATTCAGAGGCAGGATTATATATGCTTTTAAAACCTCAAGGTTGGGTTGCTGATAATTCTCAGGACACATCGTATATTTTTGGTCAGCAAGAGTGGAGTAATGGTTTTAGTAATTCGGTACTAACGAGTAGTTATATGGCTTCTCAAGGGGCTCCTTTTGGAGAGACGTATACTCCATTTGCTAATACAGATGGAAACCCATCTTCAAATCCAATACTTGCTGTTGCGCTACAATTAAATGGTGTTGCACCAACTCCTACTACATTTGGCTATCCGTTATTTGATATAACCACTCAACAAAATTATCCTATACCAGCGGGTACAAGTATAAAAATAAGTCTTGGTATTACAAAAGGTAAACAAGGTATAGATTGTACTAGAAGTATGAAGTATGAAAGAACATTTATTTCTGGGTATGATTATCCTGACTTTGCTGCATGGTCTGTAGGGGATGACTTATCCAATAACATGCTTTTAAACTCAAGTGTTACTAGTCCTGGGTTCTCTAATATAATAGGTAACATGAACTTTGGTTTTATCAATGGTGTTTCAGATGTTAACATAATTGAAATACCTAATTTTCAAATCCCAAATGGAGGTATAAACAACGTATTTTCGACTATTTACGCTTGCGTTGCAGCTTGGGGTGGAAGTTTAGGTAGTGCTTTTGGTCGTATACAAAAGGATGTTTCTGGAAAAGATTATTTTGTAATACAAGGTAACCAAGAATATTGTACAAATAATATATTTGACCATTACCCAGCTCATGCATCGTTTAGTATAGAAATAAAAACAACCTCTCAAGAATTTTGTTTTGAGACAGTGCCTGGAGACGTAGATGAGAATTTATTTTATGATGCTTCAGACTTACTAGAGATAGAGCCTTCTATACCAGGCACACAGGCTTTTCATAAAGCCAAGAGAGACTTTGACCCTGTTACACAAACGTATGGGTTATCAACATTAAGCCAAGACCAGACATCTACACAGGAGATGGTTACTTTATTAGATGCTTATAACTGTTATTCTTTTGGAAATGGTGTGGAGAGCTATAAAATATATGATAGCCCCGCAGGTAAATCTTTTAATTTAGGTGAGAGAACACTTGCTGTTTCAAACCAAGATTTTAAAGAAGCAGATAGGTACGCATCAATAACATATAGTGGTGTATACAACAACCAGTCAAATATCAACAATCTAAATGAGTTTAATTTAGGTTTACTTAATTTTAAAGATTGCAACCAGATATTTGGTCCTATACAATTACTACATGCTAGACGTTTAGATACATTAACACTTCAGGAGGATAGGATAACATATGTATATAACGATAAGAATTTACTTAGTGATGCTGTTGGGGGTGGAGCAGTTGTATCTATACCGCAGGTTTTAGGTCAGCAGATATCAAGGATAGAGGAGTATGGTATTAGTTTTAATCCAGAAAGCTTTGTATCCTGGGGTTCTGATATGTTCTTTACAGATACTAAACGTGGTGTTGTTATAAATCTTAGAGGTTCAGGGGAAGGTATGGACCAGTTACAGGTTGTATCAAGACTGGGTATGAACTCTTGGTTTAGAGATTCTTTTACAGCGCAGCTAACAACTCAGAAACTAGGAGGTTATGACCCATATATGAATGAGTATGTATTAGGAACAAACTTACGTATAGTGCCTACGCCTTTAGATAAGATACCTTGTGGTAGAAGGTCTAGCTTTAACGCTCAATCTAACACTGTGTCTTATGAGGTGGAGTTAGGATTAACTGTTGGTACCGTAAACATTCCTTATAATATAACATCAGGTGAAATTGATATAACTATATTGTGGAATGATTCTACTGCTGCATCAGTAACAAATGCAATAGTATCAGGAGTGTTAACATTTAATAAGATATTAAATTCACCTTCTACATGTACAGTTGTTATTACACCAAACTTATCATCTAACTTTGATTTAAGTGTAGATTGCCCTATACAGAAAAATATTACTGTCATAGAGGTTGTTGTTAATAGTAATAACTATAACGGTCAGTTTATACATACAAGCTATACTTGGACGGATGGCGTAAACATAAGCCCATCTACAGGTTTTTCTTCTGCTGAGTTAAAGATTTTACAGCCAGCAGAATACGAATCTAACACAGGTATAAGGTCACTAGGTGTATTCCCTTATACAGGTGCATCTATTACATTGAAAACTAATAAATTTGGTATAGATGATTTTATCTTTAACCCTGAGATGCATAAGTTTAAGATACTATCATCTAATACATTATACAGTAATTCTGCAACAGATGTAGATTCATTAATAATAGCGAGCTCAGAAGTTACGCCTATAACTAATCCTACAACAGATGTATACCAAGCTATAGAAAGTTCTTTTAATATTCCTGATGCTAACCAGTACTTATATCTTATATGGGACTTAAGGTCAGTTTCATCACAAAATGTATGCTACTGTCCTAAGTTAGATGCAGTAGATGATGTTTGCTGTAACTGTAATATATTTTGTAAGAATGTATTTATAGGGCCACGTGCATCTACACAAACTAACGCTTGTCTTACGGATATAGATACCCCACAAAAGGGTGACACTAATAGATTTTCCTTTATTGGTAATTTAAGTATACCAACAGTGGGGGATATAGTTTATCAAACAAATAACTGTAGTCTTCCTACAAAGACACCAGGATTTTATATAATAAGTGGTGTTTCACCATCTGTATTACCAAAAAGATGGATGGAATTAAATAACGTTGGTATAGTAATAAGCGAGGGAACTTGTTAAAATAAAATAAAATATGGCATGTAATAATTCAACACCGATATACTGGGCAGGCGTAACTTTTGGTGCGGCTCCACAGTTGTATAGTAATAGTTCACTTTCAGTAGTGGCTGCAGACGGACTATATTCTTTTGGGGGAACATATCGTCAGATGTCTGGAGGTATACTTGGACCTCCAACCAGCTGTCCCGAATGTCCTGTAGCATGTTCGGTGGGTGGAAGTGCAGTAATTACTGGGGGAAATACAATAGGTAGATACAAGATAGAGGTAAATGTAGGTAGTGCAACAGGTGCGGTTATAATTAGATTTAGGGCTAATATAAACCCATCTCAACTAACCTGGTTTTATGATGGTCTTAGTGCTTCAGAGTACAGTAGTAATATTTGGGGATACAAAGAAGGAGTTATAGGTGAACAGGATAGTTCACTTAACGGTGGCTCTCATACGTGTGAAGAAAAGTTTAGTATTAGTAATGATTTTGGAAGTAATAATGTATCTTTTCAAGGTTTTGGTTCATCATATGATTTTAATGGAGGGTTATTTGTTTTGGATTTAGATAGTTTTGGAGTACCTATCCCTGTAATATTAGGCCCTTACAACCCTTCAACAAGTGTTAACCCCATAAACGTTAACTTAGTAACAGGTACTCCAGGTTTTTTCTCTATGGTGGTACCTAAACCAAATGCGACACCTAGTATTATACAGGTAGAGGTAGACGTTACATGTCCGTTCAGTCAGTTTAATGTAGACTTTAACTGCCCTGCAAATTTAAATACTTTTGATGGTAGTGTAGTTGGTCGTGCTTGTGGTTCTGTAGGAACAAACTTTTATACTGCATCAGTCGCTACAGTAGATGGTGTGTCTAGCACAATCGGTGTGTACGACTGGGCATTCTCAGATATAAATGGTGTAAACCCACAGGCTGCAGGTGTATATCCTGTGGTTATAATTGGTGTAAATCATCTTGTAACAGTAGATAGTAATGGTGTTGTTAGTGCGGTAGCAGCATGTTAAATAAAATATAAATATGGCAAATAGAAATGAAGCATACACAGTAAGTTATAGTGAAGATGTCCAAGGATGGCCTTCATTTTATTCTTACCTTCCCGACTACATGACGGGGATGAATGGATTTTTTTATACCTGGAATGGAGGTGACTTATACAGACATAATACAAATGAAGAAAGGAACAATTACTACGGTGTAGGAGGGAGCTCTGAAATAACTTCAGTATTTAATACTAAGCCTATGGATATAAAACTATTTAAAACAATGTCTTACGAGAGTGATGACAAGTGGGAGTGTACGTCTTTATTTTCAGACTTAAATACAGGCTCTATGCTTTCTACATACTTTGTTCAGAAAGAGGGTGAGTGGTTTACATTCTTAAGAGAAAACACAGGTACAGTAAATTGGAGGGCTAGGTCAGCCAATGGTATTGGAGAAGCGTTAACAGTTATAGGACCTATAGCTTCAGTAGTTGTTACATTTAATGTTAATATAGATAGTATACTAAGTGTGGGTGATATAATATATGTTGGAACAATAGTTCAACCACCTGTCCCTCAACCTTTAATACCTGTGCCACCAACCTTAGCAGCAACCCCTTTATTTTCAGGTGTTGTATTAAGTGTTGTAAACCAGAGTACTACAGATGCAGCAGGTGTGGTTACACCATCTTCTATAACTTTAAACTGTACACCTCCTGACCCTTTAATACCTATAAACGTACCTACAGTTGGAGAGTTTGTATTTTTTATTAAGAATGCTGTAGCGGAATCACATGGTGCTCGTGGGTACTACCTGAACTTTACCCTTAAGAATTTAAATACTAAAGCGGTTGAGCTGTTTTCAGTTGGCTCAAGCGTGATGCAAAGTTTTCCATAGATTTTATTATCTTTGTGGAGGAGAATTAATTAACAATTATATATATGATAGGTGCAATAGTAGGTGCGGTCTCAGGATTAGCTCAAGCTGGTTTTAATTTTTATCAGGCAAACAAACAAGACCAAGCTGCAAAGGCAGCTGCACAAAAGTCTGAGGAGTTATTTAAGGACGCTCGTTCTAAGGCAGAGATAGATTATTTTGCAGGGTTAACACTGCCTATGCAGGCATACGAACAGGCAGAAACACAAAACCTTCAATCACAGAAGTTAGCTTTAGAGGGACTACAGGAAGCTGACACTAGGTTTTTAGCTGGTGGCGTTGGTAGGCTTGGGGCGGCAGCTACAAAGAGGACAGAGGAGATTCGTAATATAAAGGGTGCGGAGATAAGTAAGTTAGACTATACGAAGAAGCAATCAAAGGACGCTATTAATAACAGATTAATAAGTTTGGATTTAGGTAGGTCAGAAGGTTTTGCTCAAAAAGAAAGAGACCAACAGGAGTTAAAGGCTAACTCTATATCAAATGCCTTCAGTGGACTTACTAGTGCTGCTACATCAGCTGCAGAATTAGTTCCATTATATAATAAGAATATGACATCTGCAGAGAAGGCAGAGAAAAAAGCAGCAAGAGGTAAAGGAAGAGAAGCTAGGCTAGATGCTAGAGATAATAGAATAAAATCAAGAAGACAAACTGGATTACTTGCTGTAGACCCAGAAGAACAGGCAATATTAAATAATCCAGCAAATCCTTTTCCTGCTCAACCTACGCAATTTAACTTTTCTTCACCACTAGATAATCCTTACCAACAAAGTCAAGGGTATATGGGGTTACCTCAAGGTAACATAAACAACCCTGGATTTAGTTCATATGGTCTTAACGCAGGAGGGGTAAATTCTTTAATTAATCCTTACCAACAATCACAAGGCTATCTAGGTCTTTAATAAAGAATAAGCTATGAGTGCAAACCCATTTGAAAAACCAAGGGAAAATTATAATATATACCAGAGAGAGACTTCTAAACAACAGGTTGACTGGAAGGAGATTGCTGCGGATGTAACAAAGACTGTTAAAGATATAGAGGTTGATAGAGCTAACAGGAAAGCTGTTATAAAAAAATCTTATGATGCCCAGACTCAGGAACTAACAACCCTTGCTAATAAGTATGATAGTGTAACACTTCAACAGAAGGTTAACGATGGTGCTAACAGTATGTCAGAGCAACTTGCTGCACAGTATGACTTAATGACAAGGGGGATGATTAAACCTTCAGAGTTTGGAGCTGCCCAACAGAATGTAGCTACAGGGTTTAAGGGTATAAAGTCATACGCTGACAACTTTGAAACACAGTTTGATGAGTTTACTAAAAGAAGTCAGATACAAGAAAATGGTGAGACTATAAACTCGAAGGAAGAGAGGCATGACGCTCAGTTACTACTTAGTTTTTCTAACCTAAACGATAAAATATTTAGGGCTAGTGAGGACGGTATTGTATCGGTACTAACTGTGGATGATAGCGGTGTACCTATAGAGGGGCAGTCAGCAACAGTACAGCAGCTTAATGCTTTGCTATTCCAGAAGACTGACAACATGGACCTAACAGGTGTGTTGGGTAATATAAATAAACAGCTAGGGGATTTAGTATTAGCAGATGCCGCTAAGAAAAATCAGGGATACACCAACCTTACAACTACACAGATAAACAGAGCAGAGATAGATTTTGCTGATGCTTTAAGTGATGAGCAAAACGAGAAGGCTCAACAACTATTAAATGACAAGGTAGACGTTATGCTTTCTGATGACGCTAAGGTTGCTACGTTTGCAGCTAACTTTGTTAGCACTACTAATAAGGATGGTGTAGGAGATGTACAGTACTCTTTAGGTAGTACGGAAGATATTAAAAAATGGAATGCAGACCCAGCTAATAAGGGTAAGCAACTACCTATTATACTAAGGGAGTTTAATAAGAACAGTGGCTTAGTTCAATCATACCCAACACCTGAGCAAACAATATTAATTAGAGAGGCGGCAAAGCGTGCAATAATAGGTTCGTTCAGTGTGAGTGTAGAGGAGGATATTAAGAAGTCTAGTAATAGAAATTACAGCTACAGCTACAGTAAAAACCTTACACCTGAAGTAAAAAAAATAGTAGACCCTACAACATATGTGGAGTTAAGTAATAATTTTTACAATATAACAAAAGCAAAAACCAAAGAAGAAAAACAAATTATTACTAATAAATTAGAGCAAAACTTAAATCAAAATAATGACACCAGTAAAAACCCTAAGATTAGAGCTAAATTTAAATCAGATGGTAAAGGAGGAGGTAAGTGGCAGATATATACAGCAAAGGAGACAATAAAAAGTACTGAGATAGATGAAGACGGTAACCCAATTGAAAAACAGGTAACTTATCCACAAAGAAATTTATTGTTAAGTGGGGATGTTGATGAAGTTGTTAATTATGTTTATGATGGTTCGGTAGGCAAAGAACAGATTCAACAGCTTAAAGAAGAAGAAAGAGAAGCTGACAAACAAAATTTAGATGTCCCAAAACAATTTCAGGAAGCAAAGCTTTCTCATGAAGAATGGAACAAGAAAAATCCAAATGGAAGCTTTACAGAATACTCAGCATATTACAATAAATAAATAGTAATGGAAGACGAAGATTTAAAAGCATTATTTTCAATACTTAAAGGTAGTGGAGTATTTACCTCTCAAGAAGAGATGCAAGGAGTTATAGATTCTGAAGGGGTGGGTGTTTTATATAACATTATGCCTTCAGGTATGTTTAATTCCGAAAATGAATTTACAGAAACATTCTCTTATACTGAAAAAGACGTTGAAAAAAAAAGTCCAAATGGTACTTCAGAAGAGGAAGTTACGGAGTCCGTTACAAAAACAAAGACGGTTCCTACTGGCTCATCGGATTCTTCAAGTCAAGAACCTCCTAAGACTACTGCAGTACAAAGAGCTTTTTCTAAAGCTCCACCCGCACCTAAACCTGAGGCCTATGGTTCTGACATTATGGGACAGGGTATGTATGAAAATGATTTATCAGAATGGCAGGCTAAGTATGCTCCAGCAAGGTTGTCTGCTGTTAGTGAGGCTAAAGATAAGTTAGCTCAAGAAGAACGTGCCCTTCAACAAGTAGAGGATGATAAGCAAGAAGCTTTATCTAACCTTGAATCCCAGGGTAAAATGGATACACCTGAGGAGACTCGTCTACGTTATGAAGCAGTAGCTTCAGATTTTCAAAAAGAGATAGACAAACGACAAGCTAATGTTGTAGAAGCAGAAGATTCTATAGCTGATACGGAAGATGTATTTGCTGCTACCAATAAGTATATGGATAGCGATGACTTTAAGTTCGAGCAGGATAAGCTTACCAAAGAAAAGCAAGAATACTTAGAAGGTATAGATGAAGACTTTATAGTAGATAATAGTGCTGAAGAAATAGCTTCGGAATTAACAAGCAGGTATAAAGACAAGGGCTTTACTTTTACTAGCGATGACACAGAAGGTTTAACAGTAACATCAGAGTATAATAAAAAAGGTATAACACTAGATTTAGGTGTAGGAGAGCAGCTAGGTAGGACTCCTTTTTCAGACCCTGCGTTTGCAATAAAAGGAGCAGGTAAGATTATTGATTATGTTAGTGGAGAGCGTGACCAACAACGTGGTGTTCAGTTAGATTTACTTCGTAATTTTTTATTTGAAAACCAATCTATAGTAGAAGGTACTAGCGATGAAGAGATGTCGGAGCTTATTGAAACAAGACCTTACGCTGTAAGTGAGGAGGAATATAAAAAGTTTAATGAAAGAACAAATGCAAAAGTATATAAATATAAAAATAAACTTAACAACATAGTTGAATCCTATGACGGATTAGAAAAAGTAGTACAGCAACAAGCTGATGAACTTAAGAATAAGTATAATGTTTTACTAGAAACGGTTCAAAAACAAGAAGGTGCAACACCTGAACAATTAGAAGAGGCGAGAAATTTAGAAACACTTTTTAATAATAAAGGTTATATAACTACTGAGCAACAACAACAATTAGAAGAGTTAAAAAATAGTTATAATACAACTCAAGAAGAGTTAAAAAATAATATAGATATCTCAAGGGATATTAATATGGGTGTTGGTGCAAGTATAACACAACAAATAAAACGTGATGAGCAACTAGGTACAACTACTGGTGCGTTAACTAATAAATTTCTTGAAGGCGTAGAAGATATAGCTAAAGGTGGTGTAACTTTTGGGATAGCCCTAGTGGATATGTTGGATGATATACAGAATAACCAAATAAACAATGGTATAAAACTTATTTATGGAGATAAAGCAGATGATATAATCAAGTCTTTTGATAAGGAATTTAAAGAAAGAAGTAAGGATAGAAAAGAAGCGATTGTAGACTCTAGAAATTTTCTTGAAAGAATATTGGTAGACAACTACGGTTCTAGTACGACTCAAGAATATACTGAAAGTGAAGATAGAAGCGGACTGATGGAGGTTACTATGGGTGTCGCTCAATCTTTACCCGCTATGATTACGACTGCAATAAGTGGTGGTGCAGGTTTTGCTGCAATGGGTCTACAAGCATTTGATGGTGTTGCTGAGGAGTGGGTTAACAACCCTGAGTTTAAGAACATGCCCCTTAGAGATTTAGTAATAATAGGTGGTAGTATCGGGGCGATACAGGGTGCTTTAGAGAAGGCGGGGTTTACCGCATTAGTTGGTAAGAGTCCGTTAGGAAAAACTATTACTAATAGAATCCTAGGTAGTGTAATGGGTAAGGTTGGTAAGAAAACTACAGGTGCACAATTATCTAGACTTATAAGTGCAGAAACAAACAGTCTACTTAAGAATGGTGTTATAAAAATTGTAGGAGGTTCTTTAGTTGAGGGAGAGACAGGTGCCCTACAGGAGATTACTGATATAGGTTTAAAGAAAATATATAATATGACTCAAGGAGAGTCAGTGTTTGGCACACCTGAAACTATAGGGGGTGTTGTAGTACAAGTAGGTAAGGGTGCTTTAATGGAAGCGGCTGGAGGTGCTTTAATGAAAGGAGCATTGACTGCACCTAAAATGGTGGTTGATGGTGTTAGAGGTATAGGTATGAAGAAGGATATGTTTAACGCACTTCACTTTATGTCTGACTCTCCAGAGCTACGTGGAAGTATGGCTAAGACTTTGAAGATGGAAATCTTACAGGGTAGGATGACTAAGGAGCAGGCACAAAAAACTATGCAAAGCTTTGAGGAAATGGTTAGTGTGATGCGTCAGATACCAAACAGCACAGCACAGAAGTCTAAAGCTTTTGACCTTATCTTAGAACAGAATAGGCTTACAAAAGAAAAGGCTGGAATGAATCCTGCGTTAGTTAAGAAAGCTGATGAAAGGTTAAAAGAAATTGAAGCAGAACTTTTAGATTCAGTAGAACCTGAAGTTAAAAAAGAAGCAGTAGATGAAACTCCAGTAGCTGAGGTTACAGAGTTTGAGGAAGCTTCAGGAGCAGACATAACGAGTGAAGATATTGAAAAAGCTAAAGCGGAACAAGAAGCTAATCAAGTGGTTTACGAAATGAATAAGACCGATAAAAAGATTTGGTCTAAAGATTTTGAGATACTAGATAACCGTCAAGGACAAGAAGAAGCTTTAACAGATGAACAGGGAGATAAGACTAGCGACAAGTGGTTGGTTCTTAATAAAGTTACAGGGGATATATTAACTGTAGGAACAAAAAAAGATGCTCAAAATGTAATTGCAAATGCTCCAGCTTATGCGGAAACGTTTGGAGATGGAAACACAGTGGAGTCTGAAAGCATTATCACTCCTGCTCCAGTAGCTGAGGTTACAGAAGAAACAGTAGATGAAACTCCAGTAGCTGAGGTTACAGAAGAAGAAAAAGTATTAACAGGTAGACCATCATCACAAGCTAAATCTGATGCAGGTCCTAATATTAATCCTTCAGCTGTACAACCAAAGACTACAGAGGAACAACAAGTCCTAACAGATGAGATAGCAGAGCTGGACAATGAATTAACTGAGGGTGATACCTCTGTTATTATAGAAGATAATCAAACGGAAATTTCTAATATTAAGCAAATATTAAAAGATGATATTGCTGAGAATAATGAAGAGATAAAAAAAGTTAGAGCAGATAAGTCATTATCTAAAGAAGAACGAGATGAGAGAATAGAGGAAATTAAAGATGAAAAAGAAGACTTAAAGGAAGATGCTGATAATGCAATAGAGGACTATAACTATAATATAAAAGAAGCAAAAAAAGAACGAAGAGCGATAGATAGAAAAATTAAAAAACTAAAAACTAAACTAGATGCCATTCCAAAGCAAAGCACAGAGACGGTGGATGTACAAGAATCTACCACAGATAGCGGAGAGGTGGGAGAAGGAGACGTCAAGTCCACAGACACTACCCAGCAGGAAACAACCGAAGAAGACAACGAGGCTCGTTCTAAAAAAACAACGGAAAAGAAAATAGACTCCCTTGTTGAGAGGTTCTCACCGAAGACGGAGGAGGCACCAGCCAAGACACGTAAGCAGAAGCAGAAGACAGAACGTCAGGTCGATAACGCTAAGAAGGCATTAGCTAAGGTGGCACCTGAGGTGGAGATAGTGGTACACGAAACTGATGCTGCGTACAGGGAGGCTACGGGTGAACAAAATAGAAACCAGTCTACTAACGGAGCGTACAATCCCCAAACAAAGGTTATTAACATAAACCTATCTAAGTCACAGGAGAACACTGTGGCACACGAGGTGTTCCATGCACTGCTCTTGAGTAAGGGTATGACTAACGCTCAGGCACAGGCAGTAACGGAGCGTATGCTTGCCGCAGTAAGAAAGGTTGCTTCGCCTGATATGTTAGTTGAGCTAGATAAATTTGCAGCTACGTATCCACAGGGGTTATATAGTGAGGAGAGTATAGCTGAGTTGTTTGGTATACTGGCGGCAGAGTTTGATACGCTACCTAAACCTACACAGACACTGATTAAGAAGTGGCTTGACAGACTGGCTAAGTTCTTTGGTGCACAAAAGTTTACAGACGAGGGTATAATAGACCTACTGAACACAGTGTCAGGTAAGGTTGCATCGGGTGAGGTCATAAGTTCTAGGGATGTTAGTATGCTTGAATCAACTGCTCCGATAGGTAATCCTACTGCAATTAATAAACCTTCTATTAAACAAAGAAAACAAATTGAATTTGAGGAGTCTTATGAAATGTCATTAGTGACTCCTGAAAACAAAATAGATTTACTTTCACTTATAGATAACATAATTAAAAAGGACCAAAAAGTTTGGTTTTGGGTAGCTGACCAATTAGGGCTAGGAGAATATGAAGGTGTGCAAATGGATGCAGGGCCTAGTTTTGCTTTACAACCTGAAAACAAAAAAAAGAAAGCTATATGGGCTAGTGGATTAGATGATGTTAAATTAAATAAAAACATAAAAAAAGCTGATTTTATATTTATTATTAGCGGGTCTCCTACAGTAAGTAAGTTATTCAATAAAAAAGTGTTTGATGCTTACGCAAATAACTTAGGAGATTATAAATCTTTTAAAGAAAAAGCATTAGCTACTAAACCAGTAAAAGCAATAAGAGAAACTTTAGAAGAGTTTGATAGCTGGCCATCTATGAGAAGAAGTCCTAAAAGAAAAACTTTTTTAATATCGGTTAATGAACAATTAAAAAAACCAAATACTAAGTTTCATCAATTAGTTCAAGAATTAGGTGGATTTGTAGACTTAAATGAATTAAGGGATGGCTTTTATAAAAACAATAATTTTGCTCAGAATGATATAATGATGGTTTTAAAACCATCTAAAATAGGGGGTAAATCTAAACACTCTACTTACTCTACTGATATATTAGGAGAAGTAGTAGGTGTACCAGATATTAAACTGAACGCTGAAGAAATTATGCCTGCCGATATTAAAGAAAAAATAGCTGGTAAAAATATTTCAGAAAAAACTTCAAGTATATCTCCTTACGGTGGTTCAGTTCAAAGTGCAGTTAAAACTATTACCACTCCACAAACCCGTAAGCAGGAGGGTGGTCCGTCTATTAAGGATGTGAGGGATGCAGCTAAGAAGGATGGGTTTTCTAAGTCTGACACTGTAACAGCACTTAAGAGATTAGGTTTCACTCAGGCTGAGATAGACGAGTCATACGGTGTGAAGAAGCCAGTTGCCAAGAAGAAAAAAATGGTTGCTGAGAGGGTGTTAGAGTCTGAAAATACAGCTGACGTTGTAAAAGAAAAGTTAGAAAGGCTTGATATAAATTACGAAATCGAGAACCAAGAAAAAGCAATTAATGATGCTGACCTAATAATAAAAAAATTAGGAATTAGAGATGCTTATGAGTCTACAAAAAACGGATTAATTAGAGGTGGTAGGAAGACTGTTATTGAGATACGAATGCTGGAGCAGTTAAACAACGAACTAAACCAAGCTATACTAGATGGCGACATGGCTATAGTGGATAAGTTGTCTGATGAAATGGCAGAGATATATGAGAATAAAGCCACAACAGAGACAGAGAAGGGGCAAGAGATATCTATGCTTAAAAAAATGTATAAGACCTCTAGTATTGCGTTTAACGTAAACGCTGCAAAAGCAAAATGGAAGAAGGAGTATGAAGATGATATGCCTCCAACTGTAGTAGCTAAATTAACTCTACTAGAAGAAAAAATTAAACAAAAAGAAAAAGAACTAAAAGATTTAGATAAGAGAAGAGAGGTTGAACAGGAAGAGCAAGCTGTAGATAATATCAAGGAGGAGGTTAACAGACAAGAAACAAGAACAGAAAATAATAAGAGAGTTTCAAAGACCACTAAGGTTAAGGGTATTATAAGTAAGCTTGATGCATTAGAAAAGAAATTACTCTCAGGGTCTTATAGTGACCCAACACTTGTTACATCCACAATTCTAACTGGTATAAAAGCTATAAAGTTATCAATAAAGACCTACGCAAAGACCGTTGATATTATTGAGGATAGTAAGTTAAAACAAATTATAAGTGAAGGAATAAAGTCTATAAAAGATAAGTTAAAAAAAGCTGGAGAAAAACTTTCTGACGAGAAAAGATTGAAGAGAGACTTAGAGGATGCCTTAATAGACTCCACTAAAATTGAGGTTGACCCCGACATTGTAGAAGACGGAATAGAAATCCCTAAAGGGCTTTTATATGAGTTAGTAGAGAGTGGGGTAGATAATATCACAGACCTTACTAACCAGGTTTACGAAGAGATTAAAGACGATTACCCAGGCGTAACCAAGAGAGAGGTGAGGGATGCTATTACTAAGTATGGCTTGCAAACAAACCCTACAAAGGATGAGGTTAAAAGAAAGTTAGCATCACTAAAGATAGACGGGTCACAGTTGTCTAAGCTAGAGGACCTGGCTGAGGGTAAGAGGCCTAGGAAAAGAAGTCGTTTAGTTGAATACACTAAGGAACAACTACAAAAGATAAAAGAAATACAGAGACTGTTAAAGGGTCTACCTATAGAAGACAGTGCAGACATTGACAGTTACTACAAGTCAGCACTATCATCGTATAAGACAAGGGTGTCTAACAGATTATCTGAATTAAAAGAGGCCTTAAAGAACAATGAGGTAATTAAGAATGAGAAGACATCATTAAAGCTTGATGAAGAGGCTGAAATATTAAAGCAGGAGCTTGAGTTAGTACAGAAGGAGTACAACGAGATGTTTGACAAGACAGATGAAGCAGCTCAGATAAGAATAGAAACAGCTCTAAAAAGAAAGGATACATCACTACGAAACCTACTTGAAAGAAAGGAGTTCTTAAAATTAAAGGGTCAGGAGCAAACTAAAGTAAAGGCTAGTAAGGTTACCTCTAAGGAGATACAAGAAATAGATAAGAAGATAGATAAGGCTAGAGAAGAGTATCAACAACTGTTAGAGGATACAGGTATTGCTGAGTCTAAAAGGGTAGAGAAGGCTATTAAGCAGATAAACTTAAAGAAAAAGTTCTATGAGGATAAGCTTAAGAACAGAGACTTCTCTAAATCTAAACCGAAAAAAATAAAAATAAACTCAGAGATTGCTAAGGCTAAAAGAGAAATGTTAAAAGCAAAGAATGCATTTAACGAAGAGTTTGAAAAGGAGGACAAGAAAAGAAGAACTAGAATGCAGAAAATATTTGATGCATTATACGAGGTAGGAAGTTTACCAAAGGGTACGCTAGCTTCATTTGACTTGTCCGCAGCAGGAAGACAAGGTGTCTTCTTAGGGTCCTCTAACCCAAAGGCTTATTTTAAATCTTTCAAGGTTATGCATACAGCACTATCGGAAGGAAGGTATGAAGATTTTATGGCTGAACTAGAGAACTCTGCAAACTATGAACTGATGATAGAGTCAGGTCTATCTATAACCGACACGAGTGGTAAGGTTAATCAGTCTGAGGAGATATTTTTAAGTAACCTTACGAAGCGTAAAATAAAAATAAAAGGTAAGAATGTTAACATCGTAGGTATGGGATTTGCTGCTTCAGAAAGAGCGTACTCCTCATTTTTAAATACGCTTCGTTCTGAGGTATTTACAACGGGTGTGGAAGCATTTAAAGGTCTGGGTATAACACCAGAAAATGACCCTAAGGCATACAAAGACTTAGCTAATTTTATAAACTACAGTACGGGTAGAGGTGAGTTGTTTAAGGATGAAAATCTAAATAAGTTTTTAAATTTAATATTCTTTTCACCTAGGATGATTACAAGTATGTATAACCTAACTAAACTAACACTGTCACCAGAGACAACGAAGTATGTTAGAAAGCAAGCATTGAAAAGTATCACTACATTTATAGGGTATCAGGGTATAATGAAAGGCTTACTAGGGCTTAGTATGTATGCACTATCATCTTTAATAGGGGATGAGGAAGAAGAGGAGATAGACGTATTAAACTTAGACCCTAGAGACACTGACTTTAATAAGTTAAGGTGGGGTAATACTAGGTATGACACATCAGCTGGATGGGGTATTATGTCCAGAACCTTAGCAAGAGTACTTACAGGAGAGAAAGTAAGTGGGGGTAAGACAACAGAACTTAACGAACAATACAAGGGAACATCACTTAGTGAGGTACCTGGATTCTTCTTTAATAAACTTAGTCCAACAGCAAGGTTTACTTATAATATAATGACAAATACACACCCGTCAGACATATATGCAGATGCGGAGGACGCTACAACATACGACTACATAAAATCTATAGCTGTACCTTTAACTATATCTAGCACTATAGAGGATATGGGGCTGGTAGGTGAGAATAAGAAACCAGCAAGTGCATTAAAGACATCATTTAATTTTATACTTAACACTTATGGTGTAAACTCTATGACCTATGACTTAAAAAGAAAAAGGAAATCAACAGGCACCCCTAGTAGAACAAGAGGTAATAAATTTAAACAAAAAGTTAGACTATAATGTTCGTAGAAATATAGGGGTCTTCTCCCCTACGTATGCACCCACTACGTTGTAGTAGAAGTAATCTAATGCGTCCTCGTGGTTCATCTCAGGGTCACGCATAAGTACCTCGATACATTTATCGGTGTCATAAACAGAGACAGGGTTAGACCCCTCTGTTATACCTATTAATGCGTCATCAAATCCGTCAGCTATGAGGCACTCGTTGTCCTCCAGTTCCTGTAATAATTCTTGGTCTATCATTTTGTTCTTCTGTTATGTGTTTGTATCCTATGACAGTTGGCACACCGTACCTCACACTTGTCTATCTCTTTCTGTATGGTCTCTATGCAGGAGCAGCTGTGACACATGTCTGAAACGTTATTAACCTTCTCCCCCCTTACGTGGTCAAAATCTAATACTAATGGGTTGGACTCACCACAGTCAATACACTGTGAATTACTTTTAACCTCTGCTATGTATTCTCGATTCCTCTGTCTCTGCTTAACGTTCCTTTCATATGAACGTTTCTTTACCTTGACCTTGTTGTCCTCATAGTGCCTCTTAGATGCGGCAGCCTGGTCCTCCTTAGTCTTGTAGGCCATTATATCTCTTCAGTAAGAGACTGAATAAGCCCTGATAACACCTTAATGGTATCCTGTGCCTTAGACTTTACATCCTCGTGCTCTCTGTCCATCATCCCCTCATAT